GAGGAATTTCTTAAAAAATAGGCAATAGACGAACGCATTGTGGCATAGAGGCTGTTCTTTTAACTTTTTAATACCAGTATAGCCTAAAACAAGAAAGGTGTCTTAAAATGAATATTAGCATTGATAAATACAAAATCACAAGCGATGGTATGTGCGTTACTTTGTGGGTTAAAAAAACAACCGGGGAAAACAGTAAAGAACCTGGGGTGGAAATCGAAAGGGCCATTGGCTATTTCCCAAACCTCGAAAATTGCCTCATGCGGTTGCTGGAAGAAAAGATTGCGGAGGTTGGTGCGGTGGATGCTCAGGAGTTGGCACAAGAGATCCGGGCGGCAAAATTGGAAATTGTGGCTGCTGTCCGGGTATGGGGCTGTGAAAAATAAGGGGACTTAAAACATGATCAGAAAAACAGTAAAGGATTATATGCGGTTTATTTCAGACTTTGAAAAAGGTAGTCGGATATTAAAATCGACACACACAATCCGTATTTTGCGCGAAACGTGGTGGTTTTTATTTATCCCGGTTTATTCAAGGGAAAAAATTCTCTCGTCAAACCTGTAAAAAGTCGTGGCCACAGGAGCCCAACACGCAACTACTTGAAATTATATAGCGGACGTTAATAAAATCGGGCTAAAAACAGGCAAAAGAGCCCGGTATGATGGCCAGGTAAGAAAGGCGATGGTATGCGGGTGCTGAGATAAAAAGGCCGGTCCCGGTGATGGGGGACCGGCCTCAAAAAAATATCTTGACATTCTCTTTTATTATATTTTATAGTGGGGCAAAATAGCCCCATTTGGGGGCGCAATTGCCACAGAATGGGGCAAAGAATGGCAGAAAAGAAAAGCAAGGCGGGAAGACCGACTTTATATAAAGACGAGTACCCCGACCTTGCTTTTAAATATTGCCTCCTGGGTGCGACAGACAAAGAACTTGCTGATTTCTTTGAAGTTTCTGAAGATACGGTTCACGAGTGGAAAAAGGTTTATCCTAAATTTTCCGAGTCCATAAAGGCTGGCAAAGAAAGAGCAGACGCAGAAATAGCCCAAAGTCTCTACCAACGAGCAAAGGGTTATTCCCATGATGACGTTAATATCTCCAACTATCAGGGCGACATCACGATCACCCCGATAACCAAACATTACCCGCCTGACACCAAAGCAGCCACTTACTGGCTGAATAACCGACAAAGAATCAGATGGAGAGATAAGACGGATGTTGAGGTTTCCGGCAAAGATGGGGAAGCGATTAAAACCGAAGCCTCTTTATCCCCTGAACTGGAAGAATTAATTAAGCAGGTGGCTGGCAAATGCTGACGCGAGAACACACTCTAAAAAATTATGAGGGCATTCTTGAGCTTGCCGACGCCACCGGCACGACAAAAAAAGCGCTCAAAAAGCTGATGCAGGAAGATTTGTTTTTTCTACTGCTGTATGGCTTGGGCCGGTCTGACATAAACAAAGACTGGCTGTATGAGCGTGTAAGGGAAGTCCAAAATAATCCGGACGGGTATATCGATTTGTGGGCGCGTGAACATTATAAATCAACCATTATCACCTTTGGCAAAACAATCCAAGACATCCTCAATAACCCTGAAATCACAGTTGGTATTTTTTCATTTACCCGGCCAATCGCTAAAGGGTTTCTCCGGCAGATCAAAAATGAATTAGAGTCAAATCAAAAACTCAAAGATTTATTCCCTGATGTTTTATATCAAAATCCAAGGGCCGAGTCTGTCAGATGGTCAGAGGATAACGGTATTTGTGTAAAGCGTAAATCAAACCCGAAAGAATCCACGGTAGAGGCTTGGGGCCTGGTTGACGGTCAGCCAACATCCCGCCACTATTCCCTGATGATTTATGATGATGTTATCACCAGGGAGTCAGTGACAACTCCGGAAATGATCGCAAAAGTGACTCAGGCATGGGAACTGAGCCGGTCGTTATGTTCACAGGATGGAGCGACCCGGTATATTGGAACCCGGTATCACGCCAACGACACATATCAGACAATCCTTAACCGTAATGCAGCTAAGCCACGGATTCATACAGCCACGCAGGATGGCACAATAACAGGTGAGCCAGTATTATTGAGTAAGGGTTATCTGTCCGACAAGCGGAGGGATATGGGGCCGTATATTTTTGCCTGTCAGATGATGCAGAATCCAAAATCTGATGATACCCAGGGGTTTGACGAGGGGTGGTTGAGATTTTGGGAGCCGACAAACCCACGCGATTTTAACCTGTATATTTTTGTCGATCCGGCAAACGAGAAGCGTAAGAGCAACGATTATACATCAATGTGGGTGGTCGGAACCGGCAAGGACATGAATTACTATGTGTTTGATATGCTCCGGGACCGGCTAAACCTGACGCAACGGGCATCCGCGTTATTTGATTTGTATCAGAAATACATGCCGTTGGGTGTTTTTTATGAGCATTACGGGATGCAGGCAGACATACAGCACATTAAATATGTGCAGGAAATTAAGAATTACCGATTTGAAATAACGCCGGTGGGTGGACCAATGCCGAAAGCCGACAGGATTAAGCGGCTGGTCCCATTGTTTGAACAACACAGAATTTATTTACCGTTTCATTGTGTTAAGCGCGACTACCAGGGGAAAATAGTTGAGCTGGTAAACGCATTTATTCAAGACGAATACCTTCCATTTCCGGTGATGGTCCATGACGATATGCTGGATTGTTTGGCAAGGATTGAAGACCCGGAAGTTAAAATGTTATTCCCGACGCAACACGCAGTCCCCAACATAACCCGCCGACGCACCGGAGAAGCCCGGTCGTTTATGGCGCAATAACCGAGGAAAGGATTAAAGAATATGGCAAAAATGTTAATCGGTGGGCAGGAAATACCCATCACAGATTCAGAGTTCCGGCGCATGAAGACCAAGGCAAGCCGTCACGAGTTCGGTCTCGAACTGCTGGTATCCGGCGCAATTGTCAACTTAAACCAGATCACGGCCATTTTACCAGAGGGTAGAGATATTGCTATGAGCGAGATCGTTGACCACGGTGCAAATGACGGCCTTGAAATGGCTGACGCCTTCGGAGGAATGCCGGTTGATGACGGAACAGACACTACGGACGGCAGGTTGACCGGAGAACAGATCACAGACATCATCGAGAAGTCCGGGCTGAATCAGGTCGCGTTTGCGGCCACAGTCGGTTATTCACCGGCCACAGTTCGCATGGCTGTCAAGGAAGGCCGGGTATCAAAAGAGTTCTCCGACGCAGTGATGACAAAATACTCAAGCATGGTCGAAACCGAAGGATAGGGGCAATGCGCTGTATCACAAAAATAGAGTATGCGGATATCGACCGGGAGTTTCTTGAAGTTTATAGATATAACCCGCACCCTATCCGCCTAAAAAATACTGATAAGTTTGCTACAGTGGATACCATTAAAGAATGTATAAATGGGTTGTGGTTTAAATCTTTGGATGGCGAAGATGTTTGCATAGGATGGTCAAAGGAAGCCCAAGAAATTATTGGCTTACCTTTTGGTGCGCTGAGAAACATATCTGATCAACTCGATAGATCGGTTGCGCGGGAAATGCAGGCTGCAAAAGTGATTAAAAATTTATGCGCTGAAAAATACGAATTATTTAAGGAATTAGAAAAGATAAAAAACTTGTCTTTTTGGGAGCGGATAAAGAGGGTTTTTAACCAATGGACGTAAAAGACCGATTTAAGCCATTTTCCGAACTATCCCCAGCCGACAAACTCAAGGCGGCAAAGGAAGGATACCGCAATGCCAACTCCATGGATAATAAGTTCCAGGTGCAGGCGCGGCAGGCTAATCGGTTTTATGCCGGAGATCAGTACACCAGCGAGGAGCGGCAGCAGCTTAAAGCCGATGGACGTCCGGATCTGGTTTGCAATCTGGTTAAGCCGACAATTGAGCTGGTTAAAGGCGTCAACGAACAAAACCGTATTATCGTCAAGGCGTCTGCAACTGAGCAGGGCGACGGGTTCCTGGCCGATCTCTTAAACGATTGCTACGATAAAGTCCGGCAGATTGAAAATATCGAGATGGTCGAGGACGATGCGTTTGAGAATAACGCTATCACCGGGCGCGGGTTTTGTGCGGTAGACATCGAACCGGACCCGGCAAGGCCCGGAGAAATCAAAATACCGTGTGTCTCAATCCTTCCGTCAGAAATCCGGATGGACCCGGCAGGCCGCAAGGACGACTTGTCGGATCACCGGTTTATCTTTTGGCACAAATGGATCACCCTCGAAGATTTTGCAATCCGGTATCCGGACGCCGTTGACGCCATGTCTGACATTATGGCCGGGGAGTCCATCGGAGACATGGACACCGGGGATATTATCGGGGATGATTTTGACGACCTGGAAGATATGACATCAGGCACGCCGGACAATGACGAGTATAGCCGGGTGTTTGATACCGGGTATTATGATAAGTCGGCAAGCCATATTAAAGTCGTTCACATGGAGTATTGGGACGTTTACGACCGCTATTACGGCATCAACCCGCAGTCCGGCGAATTGGAAGAGTTTGAGCAGGCCCAGCTTACACCGCTTCAGAAGGTTATTCCCGGCTTTCAATACCAGAAAGTTCCAGACAAAAAGGTTAAATGGTTCCAGTTCACCGGCCACAAGATTTTATATGACGGTGATAGCCCGATACCTTATGATGGGTTTTCAATCGTTTCCGAGGTTGCGTACAAAGATAAAAGCAATTCCAATATAACGCATTTCGGCATTGTCAAAGACATGATCGACCCGCAGCGCGAGGCCAATAAACGATGGAGCCAGACGCTAAATCTCTTCCTGGCACAGTCTCAGGGCGGTCATTTCATCGAGCAAGGGGCAATATTGGACGCTGATCATTGGCGGGATACGGTTGCGGCCCCTGGCGAAGACACCATCGTTAAAGACGGTGCGTTGTCTGGCGGGATGATTAAGCAAAAACCTATGCCAGAACTCCCGGTTGGTGCAATGCAGATGCACGACCTTGGGAAAGATTTGGTCAAGCAGGTATCCGGAGTCAATCCGGATCTCTTGGGCGATATGAGTAACCGGGGAGAACCGGGGGTGGTAATCCGTATCCGGCAGCAGCAGGGATTAACCATTCTTGCGAAGCTATTCAAGAATCACCACAGAATGCAAGAATCTTTGGCAAAGCGGGTATTCGCCATCATCATGAAATACATGCCGCCCCAACAGATTCAGCGCATTTTGGGTGAAGGTAAAAATTATATATTCCGTGGCGACCTGGTGGCCGATATCAAGAATCAGGTTGTGGCCCCGATCCGGAATCTTCGTGACCTGAAATATAATGTGGATACCGACGAAAGCCCGGCCAATATGACCAAAAATATGGCGCAACTGGCAACGTTTATGGAAATGATGGGTAAGGGCTTCCCGGTCGATCCGGATATGGTTGTTAGTCGAATGGACCTTCCGGAATCCGATAAAAAACAGTGGAAAGAATATCTGCAAAAGTCCCAGGAGGCGGCAACGCAACAAGCCCAAATGAAAATGCAGATGGACGCGCAGAAAATCCAGGGCGAATTACAAATGAAAGCGCAAGGGCTACAGCTCCAAGCCCAGGATTCAGCGGCCCAGGTAAATGTGGATATGCAGACCATTGCACAGCGGGAAGAGTCAGACGTTCGGAAGTTCGGGATTGAAGTGTCAAAGCTGGACATGGAAAAGAAAAAGCTGGTGATGGATATTGTTAGGTCAATGTCCGGCGGCGATCAACCGAAACAGGCGGCGGTGAATTGATGAAATTTGGAAGATTTGAAAACTTTAGAAGTACCGAATCCGTGAAGCGACAATTCTCATTAATGATGCGCCGGCAGATGGGCCAGTTTATGGCGTATCGCTATGCCCGCAAGTGCCGATGTTGGAGGTATTTATAACATGCCAAGACGCTTAAACCGTAAAGAATACGGCTGGTCATACACCTACGGCAAGGGGCAGCGGACCCCGACCGAAGAGTTTAAGGATGGCTACGATAAAATCAATTGGAGTAAGACGCCCATGCCGGAAGAGTTCACGCGCAAGACCCGGTTCGGAGTGGCAAAGGTAAAGGTGTTTGCATGAAAAAGGTTGGTATTGATATTTATGCCCAAAGGCGTCCTGATTGGCGCCCAGGGATTGAACTTTTAATTACTCACAATTCAGACATTCCCGGCAAACGATCTGTCGGGCGGGTTGTGTTTGAGGCCGTAGAAAATGAAAACATGATTGCCGAAGACTTCCCTATTGGGCTTTCAGACGAATCCGCCCAAGTTTTAATGGATAGGCTGTGGGACTGTGGGTTAAGGCCATCCGAAGGCACGGGTAGCGCCGGATCTCTCAGGAAAACAGAAGACCATTTGAAGGATATGCGAAAAATCGTCAGTAAGCTTTTAGAGGTTCAATTATAATGGGTAGCTTATTCTTCTGTATGGGTATAAATCGGCTGCGGGTGAACGTATCGGATAGCGCTCGGCTCTCCCGGCTTGCAACCGACACAGGGAATTTCGGTGGAGTAACGAGTGGTTTCTTTGGGCCTTTCTTCAGGGGGCGGTTGATATGATCGGCTTTTCTTCGGAAAATCAGGGGGCGCGTATTCATATTGTTCCGAATACGGATTGTACTTTAATTCATCCCCCTCATGAGCGTATTCGTATTGTTCGGTGTGGTGGTTAAATTTGAGTTCGGCAACGGCAGGCGCAGCAAAGCAAAGAACAAACAAAATAATGGCGAGTTTTTTCATGGCAATCTCCTTTTATGGGTTTAATTAAGGATACATAATTTGCCGCAATTGTCAAATATAAATTGGATTATCAGCGTCATTAAAGACTTGTGCGATGTTAAATTCTTTGGGGAAATCACGATCAAATTCAACGGCGGCAAGGTGATTCACGTTGATAAACATGTGAGCTTGTTACCGCCGAAGGAAGTTTAAACAATGGTGTTCTACCATAAAATAATAATTGATGGAGTTTATATTCCGCTGCCCAATATCCCTGGGGCCAAACATGAATACATAGGAGATAAAACGTACCGGATAACCATGTAGCACCCGCAACCAAATAACGCAGGGTATTGAACAAATCAAGCCCCGACTAATCTCAAAACGAGATTGGCCGGGGCTTTTTGTTTTTCGTCCACGCCCAAGGACGCATTAAACAGGGGCGCAGTAAGCAGTAAATCGTTCGGCATAAGGCCGCAATCGGACGCCACCGCATAAAGGCGCGTATCACAAAACGAGGAAGGACAGGAAAATGACAGACGCAATGGACGAGATTTTTGACGAAGATTTAGATGCTGAGATGGCCGAGCTTGAAGCCGGTGAAATCGAGCCTGAACCCCCCGCAGAGAAGACAGCGGCAGAGGTGAAGATCGACCAAGACCCGGAACCCGAAGAAGACTTATCGGCCAAGGTCGAAGCATTGACCAAGGAAAAGACCGGGCTTTACCGGGAAATGATCGCAGAGCGTGAGCAGCGTCAGGCGTTAAAGAGCCAGATGGACAACATCACGCAGGCGCTGGCAGAGATTCGGGAGTCGCGGAAGTCCGGCGCGAAAGATCAAGGCGATGATGAGCCCGTTAAGCAGAAAGTTTCCGGCATCCCGGTGAAGTTTGATGACGATGGGAACCCCTACGTGGACCCGTCCGACTTAAAGGGGTTGCAGCCGGAAGAATTGAAAACGGTTAAGGCCGAAGTCGCTCAGATGAAAAACGCAGGGCAAAGCCAGGAAGTGGCCCGGCAGAATCAGGAAATCATTTCCCAAGTGATGGCGAAAGACGAGCGATACGCGGAAGCGATTCAAGGTCTTAACACGGCATATCAGTATCTTGACGCCAAAACCGCCGAAGTGATGGCAAAGCACGGCCTCACCCTAAAAACGACCAACATTGAGCATGTGATGGGGCTACTGGAAAAAGAAATCGGTGAAGAGTTCGACGCTCACTTTCCGGGACTCAGCATTGACGATGTGATCGAGGCCATGATCCCAGGCCAGAACGGGCTTTATAACGGGCGGAAACTTCAAAAGGCGCTCAAATCCATTGCGGCGACCACTGTCACGAAGAAAACAGGCAACGGGCAGGAAAAATTCAACAATTTAAAGCTTATGGCATCCAAGCCGAGCAACCTTTCAACCACGCGAAACCAGAAAGGCGCGACCGGACGCACGTTATCCGACATTGCCGACATGGGGGTGGACGACATCATGAATATGTCTGACGCCGATTTCAAGAAGATTGAGAGGGCGCTCATGGGCGCGGGTGGTTAGGCTGAAGGGGTTATAAATGGGACTTACAGAATTTGGGGTAAATGATCCCCAGGCAGTAAAATTATACAGCAAAATGTCTTTCCGGGAAGCCCTCCGGGAAACCCTGTTTGCCAAGTTTATGGGAACCAGCAAGCAGAGCATTATTCAGCGTCACATGGACCTGGAAGGCAGCGCCGGTGACACGATCAAATATGACCTGTTGGAAAAAACAGGCGGCGATGGTGTGGACGGCAACAACTGGATGCGGGGCAATGAAGAACAGCTCAAATATTACCAGGACAGCATCGCCATCAACCAGAAACGCCAGGCGCACACGTTTGATCAGATGTCTCAGCAGCGCACCCTGCACAACATGCGCGTGGACGCAAAAGAAAACCTTACCGACTGGTGGGCCAATCTCCTGGACGAGTATATGTTCCGGTCCCTTTGCGGCGACACCACGTTTAATTTCGCCGGGAATGCAGGCGTAGCGCCCGACTCCGCGCATTATATCGTGTGCGGCGATGTGACCCATACCGGCGTCATTGCCACGGATGAGGCAAGTTTGGGTAACAATGATCAGATTGATCTTATGGATCTGGACTACGCCAAAGAAAAAGCCCGCACCATTGCGCCGATGATGCGGCCCACGAAGATTGAGGGCGAGGAATATTATGTGGCCGTGCTGCATGATTATTCCCTGACCGATATCCGGGTATCCAGCAATTCCAGCGCGACAATCAAATGGAACGAGATCCAGAAATACGCCAATGATCGCGGCTTGAAAAACCCGATCTTCACCGGAGCGAACGGGGTCTACAACAAGATCCTGCTGTTTGATTCCAACCGGATTTATTCACCGCGCACCAGCGTCCGGCGCAATCTGTTCCTGGGCGCACAGGCCGGAGCGTTCGCCGTGGGCAATGCCTACAGCAAGCGGCAGGCCGGGATTGTCGGCAACCTCCCGATGTCGTGGGCGGAAGACATTCAGGATTACGGCGATAAAGAAGGTATCAGCCTGGGCATGAAATTTGGTGTCAAGGCGTGCCGGTACAACAGCAAGAATTACGGGGCCATGGTTATGACCTCCTATTCGGCTGCACATTAAACCCGTTGACTCCGAGGAATAACTTAACAACCCGGTGATTGGTCGTTACCGTCACCGGGGCAAATAGCGAAAGCGGGGATCGTAACCCCGGAAGGAGTACAACCAATGGCAAAAGTATCTTTTACAGCAACCGGCGCAACGACTTATGACCTGACCAATGTTGCGACCAACCCCCTTGCGGCGGCAGAAGTCACCCCCAGGGAAGGCGGGCATGTGGCCCGGAACCGGATTAATTTCGGCAACGTGACGGCCCCGACCCTGACCAATAAGGTTATGAACGTGCTGCGGGTTTTGAAAATCCCCAAAAGAACGGTGGTTACAGACCTGTTCTTAATCTCCCCGCGTGGTACTGCGGGCGTCACCCACAATTGCAACAGCAAATCCGTTGAGTCGGCTACGGCTGGTATCGGTTTCTATGCGTTCAAATCAGCGTCTCAGATTGCCGATGCTTCTCACACAGAGACAGACACGGACGGGTTCGCAAAGGCGACCCTGGCGAAATCCAAGATTCACACCTCGTCCGTTCTGGCGCTCCCGGCAGATCCGGAAACCAGCCCGAAAGGGTCTATCCGATGGGTAGGCGCTGGCATTGCTGGCATGGCGAACGGCTGGGCAGATGGCGGCGGCGACCAGCAGGGCGGCATGCACTTCCCCCATGGCGGGTATGTGACGTTCCAGGTGTTGGCCGGCAAGGGCGCGTCTGGTGTTGCGGCTTCGTCTTTGGACGGTGCGTTCAGCGGCGTTCTGGAAGTGGCGGCAAAGGGGTTTAAAGTCCCTGAATAAAGCAGTGGCATAGCAGTTACCTTGCCGGATAGGGGTATCCTGACAAGCATGTTCCTCGGCATGTTTCCGGCAAGTCTAAAACCGAGGCAGCAGTTAAACAATCATCCATCCGAGGAAGGATAAAAGAAAATGAGCAACACCCTACTTGAAGTTCATCAGCCGGTTTACCGGAACCGTAACGTGGTGCCGGGGTCATTCTATGCCAAATGCGTAGAAGACGACCTGATCACCAAAATCCATCAGCCTTTGCGTCAGCAGGGCTACCATTTAAACTATGACGGTGTTTATAAGCGTGTGGCGACCGCAGTCGGCACAGACACCCCATGGTGTCATGTAAAACATCTCCGGTCAAAGAAATGCAGCCTTGACCATGGCGTTAAATTTGAATTGTTCGGGTACGTCCCGCCCCGGTGCCTCGAGTGCTGGAAGGTGGTCGTATATCCTCGAACCATAAAAGAATTATTTCAGCTTCTTGACGTTGAAAAAAGTTTGAACCAGCCGTCCAAGTGCGGCATTGATATCCGGAATTATGTTCCGGCCCTGTATGACGGTTTCTTCTACAACAACAGTCTGGACGAAGGCCGGGAACGATATGAACAGGTCCGGAAGGCCGTAGACGAGCATATTAGCCCGGATATCAAGGTGGTTTTAAAGCGGGCTTGCACCGAATATGAAATGATCCTTGGTCCGTCACCCGGCTGGACCATGACCAAAAAACAGCATGAGCTTGACGAGCGCCTTGAAAACATGATCGACACCACCACCCCGAACACCACCGGGCAAACTCCGGAATGCGTAGCGCAGGTATTTACCCATTGGATTGAATGGGCATGGAAACACCAGGACCCGACCGTTGCCGAATATCTGGGCGGCGAACCGCTTTATCCGCCCACCGTGAAATACCATGAAGGCGATTTATCAGAAATCAAAGCCGACATGATGCGGGCCAGAGCAAAGGTAAAGCACGGCATCGAGCCGGAAGTGTGCGACGCCATCCATGCGGCCATGCGCGGGTTTGACATGACCAAGGGCATTACCATGGAGAAGATCGGCGCGGTTATTGGCTACGAAGGGCTTAACCCTCTTTTCCGTGGGGAGGGCATTGAAATTGGGTAAGGCGATGATGAAGCGGGTATATGGCCCTTATTTCTTTATCCGGAATTTATTTTTAGCGGTTTTTTATCGGTTCCACAAAAAAACTGTTTCAACTACCCAATCCGATAAATGCCGCGCCTGTCAGGAATGTTGTCAATACGTAGAGTTTCCTGTGACCATGTTGAGTCTTGAAGTGGTGGAATACTTCATATTCCGGGGCGAACAGGCGCACATTGACCCGAAAAATGGCGTCATGAGTATCCGGATATACAAACCATGCCACCATTTAACGGAACAGGGCTGCGGTATTTATGAAGACAGGCCGGAAACATGTAGGCTGTATATGTGCGACATCAAAGACGCTTCAATCAAAGAACTGAAAAGCGCCATGTTTAAGGAAGGCACACGCCTCATCTTGCAGGCGATTCAAGCCAATAAGAATAAAAAACAATAACAGGAAATAAGCCATGGCGACTATCGACGGGCTCATAGACCGTGCAAGGTATGACTTAAGGGATACCGATAAGACTCTGTTTAAGACAGATAACGAGCTTATTGTGTATGCCAATCGCGGACTCAGGCAATTGGATAACGTGCTATCGGCCATGAAATCCGATTGGGTATATACTGAGGCTGATGTCAGCCTGCTTATTTCCAGAAATTACGCGACAGCCCCGACAAACAGTATTGCCATTCGCTCGGCATGGATTGACACCACGGAATTGATTAAACAGACACCTGAGTTTATCTACAGACAGCGCAAGGCCATCTCGTCATCGGGCGCTCCGTTTTATTTCGCTGAATTGCGCGATCAGATGATATTTGATTCCACCAGCGACAAGGCGTACACGGTCAAAACTTACTATGACAAGCGGACGCCACCACTTGTTGCCGGTGCGACACTCCCCTACAATGACGAATTTGATGCGCTTATCCGGGAAATGATCGTCCTGATGGGCCACAGACGGAACGAAAATGATGTGGCGACCGACGCGCAGATTTACAATTTCTTTTATGAACGGATGTTCGGCAATGTGCTTCGCAGGAACCACGTAAAACCAAACCGTAGACTGGATTTTTAAATGATTAAAGGTCTTCAGCCCAGGCAAAAATCACCCGACGAGGCAATGTCTTTGTCCGGCTTCCCCCATGGGCTTAATACCGTTCAGCCTGCCGACCGGATTGCGCCCACCGAATTATCGGAGTGCGTCAACTGGATGCTGAAAAAAGGCGGGACCCTTTCCACCCGGCCATGTGTTGCGGCTCATTCAACCGTTGCGACCACCGGAAACGCAGCCGTTAAGACGATCGCAACCGCCAATATCGGCGGAACGCTTTACACGTTGCTCACGGACGCAAACCACAAGCTGTATTACATGGACGCCAACCTTGCCCCGCAATTGATCGGGACGCTTGAAGGGGAGGCGTCTATCATGTCTTATAATGGCGTGGCCTTGCTTTTGGACGGCTCATATATCAAGTATTTGGATGGCGTATCTGCTATCAAGATCGCTTATGACAGCGGCGGCGGGCTTACCGGCCTTCAATTNGACAACCTTTCATTNTCCAATGANACATTCCTTGCGCTCGGAAACGGAACGAACGAACGGGTNGGCCAGAAGTTCACCAGCCAGGCATGGACNNCAGGATANACGATCCCACTGACGGCCTTCAGCGTCTATTTATCNAAAGTATTAACTCCCACCGGAACCATCACGATTAAGTTGCGGAAAGTGGCGGATGATTCCATCCTCGCATCCAAAACCCTCACCACATGCGCGGCTGTCAGTGGGACCGCCTCAAAATTCACAGCTTATTTTACCGCGTCGGATATCACCACCCAAATGTCTCCCTCAATCGCATATTATATATCCGTGGAGTACGCCGGTGGAGACGCGGCCAATTACATCAAAGTTCACACCCACACCGAATCCTCTGCCGGGTTGGCATACCATTACGCGGCGGCAGCATGGACGGCAGACGCGACCCACAATTGCCTGTGTTCGGTATCCCCCGGCAGGCCGCCCAAGGGCAAGTTTGCGGCCATCTGGAACAAGCGGCCATGGGTACAGGGCGATCCGGATAAGGCCGGGGCGTTGTGGTACGGCAACCTGTCCCATTTGGATTGGTCCACCACGGACGGCGGCGGATACCTGCCAATCATAGATGACGACTCCAATAATTTTGAGGTTGGCGCAATAGCCTCATTCTATGGAAATCTTTATGTGTTCGGGACGCAGGCACAGCCGTATCTGGTAAAAATCAGCGGAGCGAACCCGTCCGAATACGTTCAGGAAACCGCGTTTCAAAAGCCATGGACCACATCAAAACTGCTTGCCAGCGCCATGAATGACCTTTGGTACGCGGGCAATGAGGGCGTGTCCCCCCTGTCCGGCGTTCAGGAATATGGCGATTTAAGGACGTTCTTTGCATCTGACTCGGTGCTTGACCGGCTGGATTCTTACTGGTCGACCGCAACGGCATTCGCGGCGTATTTCCCGGAGAGCGGCCAGTACTGGCTAATAATGCCCTCTTACCATAGAATCCTTGTGTGCCACACCAAGCAGGCTACGCAGGGGCCGGATGGCGGGACACGGTATCCATGGGTGGAGTATGAGTTTTACCGGGATAATTTTTCAACCGGCTACACCTGGGCGCAACATTACCCCGGATATTACCTCACCAAAGACCCCGTATGGGGTGGGTTTGGAGATCCAATTCTTGGCGGGGCCGACCCGGAGCTTACCGGAAAACCGGATTTTATCACGATTGACGGCAAAGTAATTACCGAAGGTGTTGCCGGGAGCCTTGGAGATCATCAATGGTCCTACGGGCTTGACCCTACCGGGATGTTCAACACGGTGTATCTGCGAGATGATACAGCAGCCCCCGGAACTTATAACGGTGCGGAAGTCAGATCAATATTGTTGCCGACGTGCTTGGTCCAATGCGGCGATTTTTTTCTTATGGGTGGGTCTGACGGGTTTGTCTATAAAATGGACTTGGATGAGTACAAGGATATGTCCACCCACCAGATTACCCCTGTTATGTCCACTGCCTATATGGAAGTCATGATGACCCATGCCAATTTTTCGGAAATGCAGGCGCTTATTAGTTCCAAGACCGGCGGCAGGGCAACATACAACTTTTTCACGGACGGGGCTTATTTGACGCCTTCCGCCACGAAGGATATCGCCCTTGGCCTTCGGGATAACCTGACGGTTTACGACATGACCATGGACGTTGAGGACGCTTATTTCAGCGTGGAAACCAGCGGGGCCGACAATCCCCCATTGTTCGACCACCTGAACTTTAACGCGCGGTCGGTAATGGTTAGGATAGATGGCGTTATTATTTCCGGATCTCCCATATTCAACAGTGGGATCATATTAAAACACAGGAGGCTTGGTCACTGATGGCAAGCGGTCAGGATGTTATAACAGGCACAAGAACGGTCAGAGACGCGCTGCTTACGGATGTCAATGATGACATAGCCGAGCTTCATTTAATTAAAGATGAAGTGGTGGCGGCCAGGGATGGTGAGGTATCACTCAAAGCACAGATTGACGCGCTCCAAGCGGCATTGGTGGAGGTAACAAACGGCGCGGGTATTCTGGTATCCATCAACGACACCACGCCGGGTTTTTTAAACGGGAAGCTGGTGGGCGGAAGCGATATCCTGCTGACTGAAAACAATAACGGCGGGAATGAAACGCTGTCGGCAACACTCAAGGATAACAACCAGATAGCGGACCTGGAATCACAGACGTTCTTTAACGGGTTGGCTTTTTAAGGAGGGCATTTATGGCAATTTTAAATACGTTTGGGTATATCATGGCAGCGCGTCCAGTAGATGCGTCAACCGAAGTGGAGTTTTATTCAGTACCGGCAGGCACTCAAATCAATGGGGTTTTAAGAGTGGTTAATGGGGATACTGTCGCGAGAGAGTTCAGCGTCTACCACTGTCCGGCAGGATGGGGAGACGTAGCTGCCCTTCAAAGACATTCTTTGTGCTATTTGGGCCGGGTAGAGCCGGGGGAACCGAGAGAGTTTTCTATCCACGCTGGGCCTTTAGAAACAATCCGTGTTTTTGTCGGGACACCAACTACGAGCTTTCACCTTTCCGGACAGAAAAAGGTGGTATCATGATAAGCCCGCCAAAAATAAAATCACGGGCAGCCCGGTTCACTGCTACCAACCTGGCATATACAATCCCCAATAACGTGACCGGGTTCTGGTATCTGCTGGTTGGCGGCGGTTCGGGCGGGCTGGCAGATAACGGCATTGGCGGCGGCGGCGGACAAGTCAGGTGCGGATTTTTTCCCGTGACAGCAGGCGCGACAAGCCTTGCAATCACCATCGGCGCGGGCGGCGTAGGGGCAATCTACGGCGTAGCGGCGGCAACCAACGGCAGCAATAGCACGATATCGGACGGGACGTTATCGGTCGCAGCAGCCGGAGCCGTCAATTCCGGCGGCCTTGGCAATGGCGGTGGCGCA